CAACACTAGATATGAGCGTTGCTAAAAACTGGTTAGATAAAAACCATCCTAACAATTATGAGTTTATTTAAGGGGAAAGTTATGAAAATGGATAGCTACAACGCAGTAGGAATCGCAGAGGGTTTTGTTGAGGCAGAATCAGAGGAGCAAGTACTGGAAGCATGGCAGTACTTGCACGACACTGGTTTAGGATACCAGTTACAAGGGGCTTTTGGTCGCACATTGAAAGCTTTAATTGATGGAGGATATATCAATGCTTAAGAATACGATTAGATTTGAATTGATTGTTGATATTGATACTCGCGACATTGAGGCATATTGCCAAGATGCAGAAGTGACAGAAGATGAGGCACTAAAAGCAATTAATAACACCATGTATTTAGGATTGTCTTGCATTGATGGTATGTTGGCACGACAATTTGGTATTACCAATACAGATAGTTATGTGCATTCTGTAACAGATGGTAACGACAATGAAGTTATCTGATTGGTTCGTGTGCCTGGTTTTGGGCTTAAGTTTTGCTTTATTATTTATATGGGGATGGTCATGATTAATTTAGGAATGGTAGATTTTAAATCGTTAGAATTGGATGGTATTGATAGCAGAGACTATCCAGATTTTTGTGATGCGTATATCAGTGGTGGATATTATCTTGATGGCACACCACTAGCTGATGATGTTTTAGAAGTGTTGAGCAATGATGGTGAGTTGGTGCACAAGCTTGTTTTTGATTTTATATTTTAAGGGGGTTATATGAAAAAAGATTGCAACGAAATGGAGCACATTAGTACTGGTGGGGGCTGCGAGCACGTTTTAATTAAATTTCCAAGTTTTGAGCTATGTGTTTTAATCAACAACGAGTATCAAAAAGTGCCAGTGATTGGCGAGAGCTATGACATTGGAGTTTATAATCTCGAACCCGAAGGATGGATGGGCGAGCATATTGAAGGATGTTTTGAAACCTTTGATAATTATGATCCAAGCACTATTGTATCTCGCACATTAGGTTATCTTGAGGGTAAAGGTTTTGACCAAAAGAATTATGAATCTTATGTTGACCGAGCTTTAAAACAAATTAAGCAAGATGTTTTGTGGGGTGATGTAACGGCAATCGAAGAGTTGTTAAAACTATTACCAATCGAACAAATCAAAGGCTACTTAAAGGAGGATATATGAAACTAGAATTTAATAATGCTTGTGATGCAATTGACTACATTACAGAAAACAATTTGTTATCCATTCCAGTGAATTTAGAGTTAAAGTTAGATGCAAAACCAAAGGTTCAAGTATGGTTCGGTGACATTGAGTTTTGGAAACTACAAGGCACTAGCAATCACATTGCTATCGTGCACCACATCTATGAAAAAGCTATGATGGATCTTAAACTGGAAGAGATCGAAGAGTACTGTGTTGACAGTGCGTTTCGCGATTGGATAATACCCAGTGAATTTGATGGAGAAATTGTTTATAGCAGCCACTATCTCAAGGAGCTAACAAAATGAGAGAAATTAAATGCCATACGACCTTGTATTTTGAGATTCCAGATGAGTTGACGGATCAAGAAATGATCGAGGTGTTGGAAAAGCTTTCCACAAAACACTTATTTGAACTCGTCACTGGAACTGGTGACCTACATTTTGAGGTGAACGAATGACTAAGCAAGAGCTAATACTCAGCCAATTAAAAATCAAACCCATGACTGTGCATGAGTTGTCAGAGCAATTCTGGCCCAACATTACATATTCATATGTTAGGACAATGGTGCATAGGTTATACAAACAAGGTATCTTAGAGGTATCTGATGTGGAAAAACTGGAGCTACACCAAGGTGGTAGTCGTGATGTGTATCGATACGCACTTTTGGATGCTCCCCTGGTGGACGAAGATTTGTTGCCGATCAGAAGAAAAGTAATCAAGAAAGGTAAGGATGCTAAACCTAACCTCACCCATGACAAATTGGGTATGGAATTACGCAAACAATTAGTAATGAAACAAAACCCATTATTTGCTATGTATTTTGGAGATAAATACCTATGAGCTACGAACAATTTGCAACCAGTTACAGAAGACATACTCATTTCCATAGAACATTGGATGAGGCATACAAAACACCCGAGTATTGTTCAGCGATTACGATTTATAAATCTGAATCAAGCAAGACATGGGAACATTTTTGTGAGTTGGTAACCCATATAATATTCATTGCGATAATTGCAACGATTACATTTTGGATCTTATCAGCATGAGAAAACTACTCATTCCATTACTCTTTATGCCTTTTTTGGTGCAAGCAAAGGACATTGCCATTGCACCAAATGGCATGATGGGTATCACTGTACTAACCAATGAAGCTTGTACTCAAGATAAGAATCAGTATGGTGCTTATGCATACCAACAAAACCAAAAGATTATTTATGCTTGCTGGAGGGTAGAAGGTGAAGCAGTTGTGTTTTCGCATAGCTTTCCAAAACTACCTAACATTTCGATTAAACAATTGATTAAGCCTCCACAATGAAACCAGTACAACGAACCCTATTCAATAAGTTATACCAACCACACCGAATTGGTAATCGTAGAAAGAAAATCAAATTAGTGCGTAGGACATACCTCAAACACACTAAAATGCAAGATATGAGAACCAATAAAAAGTCTGGCCGCTATAACATATTGGGTCGTTTTGCCCATTTGAGAATGATTACCATATACAATATCAAAACAAATAGTAATAGAAGACCAGGGAGGTCTTTTATGATGAAACGATTAGAACTTAAGTGAGGTAATCATTGACCACAGTTTGGAGTAGCCTTGTAGATGCAAAACAAATTGTGGAGTTAATTGGTATCCTCACATGGTGCTTTTATGCCGATTAACTACCCAAAACTTGAGAGTGGCAAGTAATCTACATACCCACTCAACCCTAACACTTAAAGGAAATGATGCGTTACTGGATATATGATCAAGACGGATTGCTAATTCGTAAGTTTTTTAGTAGAATCGAATGTGAAGTTTATTTGCAGTCGGGGTGCACTCTCAAAGTGATGCCTAAAACAAAACCGATCGATCCATTTTTACTTGTAGGAGACGCACCATTTTGAGAACAAATCGTAGTGCCTTATCAGACTATTTAAAACTGTTGTACCAGTATGAACCGCTCAGTCACGAAGAAGAAATAGAATTATCTGAGCGCATCCAAAAGGGTGACATGATGGCTTTTGAAAAACTGGTGACACACAATCTTCGTTTTGTAGTATCCACAATCAAAGCCACACCAATGTGGCAACACTCTTCAGTGCCAATGGAAGATCTTCTAGGTTTTGGTAATGAAGAATTAATGAACGCTGCCAGGAAGTGGAAACCAAAAAACAATGCTAGGTTCGTGACCTATGCTAAAAAATTCATCATTCGCGGTGTTAATCGTGCCGTAGCAAACACTTCCAATTTGATTCGATTACCAGTAAACTGGATCGAAGAAATTAGACGATTAAAATATACAGAAAGACTACTAAGCCAAGAACTAGGCAAAATGCCTACATCCAAAGAACTAGCAGATAAGATGGGAGTTAGCGTTAAGCAGATCAACCATGTTAAAGCATTGCTTGTAAAAGAACCAATTAGTTTGGATGTAGTTAATAACGATTATTTAAGAGACAACGAATATGAAGAGTAATTTCTCAGCAGAACAAATTAAAGCCTACAATAGATATATCAAGGCTGCCGAAAAAGTTAAGTTGATTCGCACCAGTAAGAACTATATGTGGGAGTACATCCCCCATGCTGACTATGTTGGCAGTGTTCGAGAAGATGGCGCACACCATCCATTGTTCTTAGAAAATGAGGCATGGACAGAATACAAAGAGGCATTCCAAGAATGGCTTAGAGTAGAACCCGAGTATAGAAAAACAGAACGCATGAGAGCCAGTTATGGTGATTATGGTGATGAAGATAGTTGGGATGATGAACCAAGCGAAGTGAAAGATACATATCAATTGTTAAAAGGGGAAGAGTAGATGAAGTATTTAAGCGTGTGTAGTGGTGTGGAGGCTGCGACTGTAGCGTGGCATCCACTGGGGTGGAAACCCGTAGCATTTTCAGAGATTGAGCCATTTCCAAGTGCAGTACTGGCTCATCACTATTCAAATGTGCCTAATGTGGGCGATATGACTAAATATAAGGAGTGGAATTTAAATGAATCAATTGACCTTCTCGTTGGAGGAACACCATGCCAATCATTCTCAGTCGCTGGACTCAGAAAAGGATTGGACGACCCTCGTGGTAACCTCATGCTTACCTATCTCGGAATTGCTGACAAGTACAAACCCAAGTGGCTCGTTTGGGAAAACGTTCCAGGTGTCCTCAGTTCAAAAGGAGGACGGGATTTTGGTTCCTTCCTCGGGGCGTTGGTCGAACTCGGGTATGGGTTCAGCTACAGAGTGTTGGACGCTCAATACTTCGGAGTTCCACAAAGACGCAGAAGAGTCTTTGTTGTCGCACATCTTGGAGACTGGCGACCTGCCGCAGCGGTTCTTTTTGAGCGAGAAAGCTTGCTCGGGAATCCTAAGACGGGCGGAAGAACGGGGAAGAGAATTACCACCCGCACTGAAAGTCGCTCTCCAGACGGGTGCACAACAATCGGAACTTTAATGGCAAGAGACTACAAAGGGATTGGTAACCAAGATCTTAAAGATGGTCGTGGTTTAATTCTAGAACCAAAGGTTTATGAGAACCATCCCGCTGATAGTCGAGTAAAAGAAATGGGAGATGTATGCACTACAGTAACAAGTCGTTGGGGTACTGGCGGTGGAAATGTACCATTCGCGCTGGCAGAAAACACTATCGGGCGACAGCCCTTGAACGGTGGCAACGGAACGGGCTACACTGATGATAATACCATGTACACATTGAACGCTACTGGTGTGCATGGTGTAGCACCAACAGATATGGCAGTTAGACGATTGACACCAGTGGAATGTGAAAGGTTACAAGGTTTTCCAGATAACTACACTAACATTCCTTGGCGTAAAAAGGATGAGTCACCCGATGGACCACGCTACAAGGCGATGGGTAACAGTATGGCAGTGCCAGTGATGAACTGGATTGGTAAACGCATTCAAATGGTGGAAGAATTATTATGACCAATGAAAGACAGAAACAAACCACAGAAGAGTATCGCAATAACTGGGACAACATTTTTAAGAACCGTTGTCCCCAATGCGGCCAGATTTATGTTAAAGACAAATTGCATGATTGCAAACAACAAGAGGAGAACGACTAATGAAAGCTAGACAAAAAGAAATCCATGACGACCAGGGCAACCTCTTAAAAATTGAAATCACTTTAGAAGATGGCGAACATTTGTTTGATGTGCTTTGGGATAGCCGAGATGAGCAAACCGAAGAGAATCGAGTTACTTTTCGGGAGTGGGCTAAACTGATGGTAAAGCGAAATGGTCATGAACTAACTTAAACCGCTCTTAGAGCGGTTTTTTAATCCAGTACATAGGTAAGCCTACCTTTTTTACTGGACTCAATACAGAGCGTTTTAGATAGGTTTGCGGGGAAGTCGGGGTAGTCAGGGTATAAACACAGTTCATTCATTATTTTATTTTTTTAAAATAAAAAAAAAGTCAATCAACATGGTTTAGACCCCGCTACCCTGACTACCCCAGCCGCTAAAAATGTAAGTGCTTGATTTATATGGATAATAAAAAGTTGCGTGAATACAATGGTTTTTTGCATTAGTATAGAGGCAAGAAGAAAGGAAAATATGGAAAATCAGATGAAACCGAAAGCACTACCAGTTCTATTTCAGAACATCCCTCTATCACTCAGAACAATTCCAAGATGGCTATTGTGGAATTATGTGGAAATTGGGGAAGAAGACAACAAGCGTTGGTCTAAGTTACCCGTTCAATCTACTGGCAAAGCTGCCAGTTCAACCAATCCAAACACTTGGACAAACTTTCATGAAGTCGAGGCTGCATACCTAACTGGTCGATTTGACGGCATAGGTTTTGTGTTTACGGCAGACGACAACATTGTGGGTATCGATTTAGATGATTGCTATGATGAAGATCACTCAGTATTTACAAATGAAGAATTAGGTAGCATTGCAAAGAAGACAAATGGCTACATGGAAGTCAGTCCATCAGGCACTGGTGTAAAGATTTTTACTCGTGCTGAGTTCCAAACAGCACACGTTGACCACGATAAAGGTTTTGAGGCATATGGTCGAGGCAGATATTTCACTGTTACTGGTCATAAGATTAGTGGTGAACTACCTACAGAAGCACAAGACTTCACTGGCATTATTCCAGAGCGTACATTTAAGGCCTCTGGTGATCCGTTTGCAGACTACAACCCACCACTAGAAGGTTGGGATATGTCTCGAGTGGAGACAGAACTGTTACCTAACTTTGATCCCGACTGTGGCTATACAGATTGGTTGCAAGTGGGTATGTGTTTGCACCACCAGTTCCAAGGAGACATTGAGGCTTGTGAGATGTGGGATCGTTGGAGCTATGGTGATGGTTCAGTAGTGAACTATGCCCCTATGGCTTGTGAAAGAAAGTGGATGACCTTTAGTCAAAAAGGTGGCGGTGCTACTTTGAGAACTTTGGTGTTCAAGATCTCACAAAAGAATAGAACCCAGGCATTGGAGCGTGGAGAAATGATCCTTGGTTTAGCACCAATGGAGAATGCTTATACGTTTTTAAATGCTAAGTACTCATCTGAAGAAGGCATTAAATTAGTTCACTACTCTGATGACTTTTTTGTGTATAAGGGCGATCACTATTTAGAGGTTGAAGAAAGTACAGTTCGTTCTGATGTGTATAAGTTTTTAGACAAGTGCAAGAAGCAAGATAAGAAAGGCAACATACAGCCATTCGCTCCGAACCCCGCCAGTGTGAGTGGTGCTATGGATGCCATCAAAGCGGTTGTTCACTTGCCTAACCACCCTAATACCAAACCACCAGTGTGGTTGGAGGGGTATGGAGACAATCGTCCAGAGGCAAACAAACTAATCAGTTTGAAGAATGGTTTGTTCCATTTAGAAGATAGCATTTTGCTACCACATTCATTGGGGTTCTTTACACAGAACAGTTTGCCGTTTGAGTATGATCCAAAGGCTACATGCCCAACATGGGAGACATTCTTAGAAACTGTTTGGGGTGAAGATCCTGAATCGATTGAAGCGTTGCAAGAGATGTTTGGTTATATCTTGAGCGGTGATACAAAGCAACAAAAGTTTTTCAATGTGATTGGTCCTCGTAGATCTGGCAAAGGCACAATCAATAAAATCTTAGTAGCATTATTAGGTGAGCACAATACTGTGGCACCAGAATTAGGGGAATTGTGTGATACTTTTGGTCTTCAGCCTTGGCTTGGTAAGTTGTTGGCTTCTTTTACTGATGCTCGTGCTCCTGAGCGTAACCGTGGAGCAGTGGTATCTCAGCTCCTCCGCATTGTTGGTGGTGACACTGTTACTGTTAATAGGAAGAACAAGGAGGCATGGAATGGCTATCTTCCTACTAGGATTGTTATTTATTCTAACGAAGTACTACAGTTAACAGAAAACTCCAATGCTTTAACAGGACGTATGGTTGTGCTCAAGATGACTAACTCATTCTATGGCAAAGAAGATACAGAGCTAGGCACAAAGCTCATGAAAGAATTATCAGGCATCTTCAATTGGAGCATGGTTGGATTGCGTAGACGAATTGAGCGTGGTGGTTACTTCTTGCAACCGAAGACTGGTTTAGAATTGTTAGAAGTGATGGAAGAGTTATCTAACCCAATTGGTTCGTTTGTGAATGATGTATTGGAGTTCGATGCGTCAGCCTATGTTGACAAAGATGATTTGTTTGCTTGCTTCAAACACTGGGCAACCAAGAAGAACTTGCCCTATGGTACTGACTTGGCATTCAAGCGTAGGTTCTTGGCTGCTACTCAAGACAAACACATTACGGCAGATGCAATCCGCACCAATGGTGACAGATTGTATGTGTATCGTGGTGCCAAATTGAATGTAAAAGCACAACGCTATGTAGATAGTTTGGGCAACTTTAAAGAGGATATTTTTTAATGAGCTGGGCTATCTTAGTTTGCTTAGTAGTGATTGTGTACCGCTTGGAGTGCATATTGAAGGAGTTGAAGAAATGACTAACGAAGAAGCATTAAAGCTGGCTGATTGGTTACAGGATGGTGAGGTTGAAAGATACGATATTGATGAAGCCATTGTTGTAATTCGTCAATTAGTGGCTAAGTTAAAGTGCTATGAAAAATTATCCGATGCAAGCAAGATAGCATCAAAACCAATTAGCAAAAAAGGTAAGGCAATACTAAAGAAAGCGAGTGAGAAATGAAAAAGTTTAATTATTACCATGTAGACTGCGGACATTTTCCAGTACAGATCAAGTTATGTTTCTCCAACGAAGATTTTCAAGTGATCTTGAGTGATCATGGCATCCCCGCCAAGGCTACTGCATTGGATGAGGGGATTGCTGAGACACACTATTTGACGGATGGTAAACAAGGCATTATTATTTTAGTGTTTGATTTATCTGAGTGTGATGAAGGTGCAGCAACATTAGCAGGCACAGTGGCGCATGAAGCAACCCACTGTGTTTGTCGTGTGTTTGAGCACATTGGTGAAGAGCCTGAAGATATTGGTGAAGAGTCCAGAGCATACCTAACTGAGCATATTGTCAAACAGATTACCCAAGGCATCATATTACATAAAGCAAGTCTGGAGGCAAGAAAAAATGTTGGAAAAGGAAGTCGAAAGATATCTAAACAACAAAGTCAAGGAAAGGAAGGGACTATCGTTCAAGTGGATAAGCACAGTGACGGGAGTACCGGACAGAATTGTAATACTCAACAACCAAATACACCTAGTGGAACTCAAGACATCGACAGGAGTCGTCTCGGAGCGCCAAAAGTTGGTCTTCAAGCAACTCGAAGAACATGGACAAAAGGTACACATTCTAAGAAGTAAATCTGACGTGGAGAATTTCTTAGATGGCAAATTCAGCTAACTATAAAAGAACAACAAATGGACGAGCTAGAACGCTTATAAACAATGCTAAAACTCGTTCAAAGAAAAAGAATATAGAGGTTTTAATTGACAATGATTGGGTGGAGGAGCATTTAAAACGAGGCACTTGTGAGTTAACTGGAATTGCTTTTAGTTTTGAGCCTCCTCCAGAAGGATTGACAAGAAGACCGGATGCCCCATCATTAGATAGAATAGATAAAACAAAACACTATACGGTAGAAAACACACGAGTTATTCTATGGGCTGTTAATTGTGCGCTGGCTGAGTATGGTACAGAGATGATGCTCCCAATTTTAGAAAGAATGGTACATGCTATTAAAAACGAACTTGCATCAATATCAACTCAACATATTGGAGAAAGCCAAAACAATTCCGAACCTGGGGTTGTTGATGGAGCCAGGGTTGGGGAAGACTGTGACGGCGCTCACCATCATCGAGGAGAGCCCGAAGGGGAAGACCCTTGTAATCGCTCCAAAGAGGGTTGCCGAATCTGTATGGGCGCAGGAAGCAAACAATTGGAAGCACTTGAGCTCTTTGAAAATAGGTCTAGTTATGGGCTCACCGACACAGAGATTAAAGGTCTTGCAAAGCTCTTTGGATGTGTATGTTATCAATCTTGAGAATGTTGCTTGGCTCGTTGATAATTGGGTTGATAATCAATTTGACTATCTCATTATCGATGAGTCCAGCCGATTCAAAGACCCAAGTACAAAACGATTCAAAGCGCTTAAAAAAGTAATGCGCCAATTTAAAAGACGCATCATTGCCACTGGAACACCAACACCCCAAGGGTATGCAGATCTATGGGCGCAGGTGGCCATATTAGATTTAGGTGAAAGACTAGGCAAAAGCTTAACGTCTTTTAGAGATAAATATATGCATGTTACAGATCGCAATAGGCATACGGGAGTGGTTTATAAATGGGGAATAAACGAAGGTGCAGATACTATTATTCAAAATAACATCAGTGATATTTGTTTTAGTTTACGTGCTGACGACTACTTACAGCTACCAAAACTTACAAAACTATACCATTCAATAGCTTTAGATAAGGATGTGAAAGCTAAGTACAATGAGCTTAAAAAGAACATGGTCGCTGAGATTGGCGCAGAAGAGATTACTGCCCCAACAGCCGCGACACTTACCAACAAGCTGTTACAGTTCACTTCGGGAGCGATCTATAATGAAGGGGGCGATGCAGTTACCATCCACAACACAAAACTGGAGTTTCTCGAATCGTTGTTGGAAGAAAGCTCTGCCCCAACACTCTTGTTCTATCATTTCAAACATTCTCTTCAAAGGATTCAAGAAAGGTTTCCAGAGGCGGTTGTTTTGCAAGACGATAATATCGCAGCATGGCGTAACGGTGACATTAAATTACTTGTGGCGCACCCTCAATCAGGAGGCATCGGACTTAACCTCCAATGTAACAACGGCGATTTGGCTCAGTGCATCTGGTACGACTTGCCTTACTCATCAGAGAACTACATTCAAGCCAATGCAAGGGTATACAGACAGGGACAAACAAAACCAGTCATTATTCACCACCTTTCAGTGGAAAACTCAATTGACGAACAAGTGGTTAAAGTTTTAGAAAATAAGATAAATTTACAAGACGCTCTATTGGAAGCCCTCAAGCAATGAAAACAATAATTAAACATACAATTAACGCTGTAAAACCTCGCCTATCTGATGAAGAAATGGATCCGATTGAGCAAGATGATCTAGAAGGTTTAAGCAACCACTCCAACGATGGGTGGGTTCCCTGGAACTTGGATGACTTAATTGATATCCAAAGAATTATTGATGAGCGTATGTCTCCAAGACAACAACAAATCATTGAGGCTTTTTTGTTAGGAATGAGTTATAATGATTTAGGAGTTACTGAAAAGTATTGGCGATACCATTACAAAAAAGCATTAGAGTTTATTAAGAAGGAGTTAGATCTATGATATTTGTTGTAGAACATGAGAAAGATGGCATTTGGCAATGCGAAACCGTTTACGGGGTTGAAGACTTAGACACAAGTCAATACCAACCAATCAAGAAAATCTTTTTGTGCGAGAACCGCGAAGAGGTTGCTGCTGTTGTTAAAGAAATCCATCATGAAAGATTCCAACCGTTTAACGAGGCTAAATATGGTGCATGATCCAGTTAATCACCCAAAGCACTACACTGACCATCCAAGTGGTATCGAGTGTATTCAGATTACAGAACATATGGGTTTTAACCTAGGCAATGCAATTAAATATATCTGGCGAGCAGACTTGAAAAACAATGCTACAGAAGACTTGAAGAAAGCCATTTGGTACATTGAACGAGAGCTTGCTAAACGAACACGATGCTGTGCTGATGGTCATGATGTTGATTGCGAACAGGGTAGAAACTGTCCCAGGAGATGCTCATGAAAGAATACACTTACATCGACTTAGAAGATGCAATCTATAAGGCATGGCAAACCAGTGATGATTTAGAGATGTTTTTTAAGCATCATGGAGATCATCCAAAGCCAATGACTGAAGATGAAGTGAGCAATATGATATACGGCATCAAACAACTCCATGACATCCGTATGGAAGCATTAATGGATATGCTGTGCCGAGTACATAAACTAAACCAATACACGACAAACCCAGAAACACTAGCTTATCGTGAAGAGGTTTTAAATAGAGTAGTAAACCAACCAAAGAAGAAAGGAAACAAAAACAAATGACAACATTGAAATTTGAATTCACAGTAGAACAAGTTAACGGTATTTTGCAAGCATTAGGTAAATCGCCTGCAGAGTTTTCAATAAACCCAATCATGCTTATCCAAAACCAAGCAAGTCCACAGGTGGAGGAGATGGCGGCAAAACAAGCGGAAGAGAACAACAATGAACCTACGCCAACTGCTTAAAAGTGCAGGCATCAGTAACGACATAGTCAAAGAAGTCGAGCGCAAAGCTAAAAAGACTTCTGAACAGCAAGAACTGGAACATCAAGAGAAAGCTATTGCTATGACAAAAATGATGGTAAACGAAGCATTAAGGTACCGTAAATCGCAGGAAAGCAAAGAACCTCCGTTTCCAAAAAAGTCCATAATTGTGGACGGAGATTGACGATTTTTTGCATAAGTAGTAATAGGATAAGTCGTGAGACTCTCCTAGGCCTAAAGACGGTGTAAAGAAACCTGACAGCCCGGAACAGACGGGCAACTTGCCCTTTTAGTTAAACGGCATAACACTTGACTTGTAATCATGGATTGGTGGTTCAATTCCATCAAGGGGCACCAACTTAAAAGGATATTATCGTGGCAACTAAACCCGGTTTATACGCAAACATTCATGCAAAACAAGAGCGCATCAAAGCTGGCTCTGGAGAAAAGATGCGCAAACCAGGCACTAAAGGTGCCCCAACAACGAAAGCATTTAAAGAGTCTGCAAAGACGGCTAAAAAATAATGGCAAACCCAACAACAAAATATTTCCCGAAAGCTTGTGATGAAGTCATCGAGCTTGGTAAAACGGGAGCATCACAAAAAATCATGTTCTCCGCTCTTGGTATCTCCAAGACAACGGCGGCTGCTTGGCGCAAAAAGTACCCAGAATTTGACGAAGCAATGGATCGTGCCGTTGTGGAAGCTCAAGCTTGGTGGGAGCGTGAAGCACTAGCCAACCTCAATAATCGCACCTACAACACTCGCTTGTTTGAGATTGCGACCCGTGCCCAGTTCCCTCAAGACTACAAAGAACGCATGGAAATCAAACAAGATGTTAAGCAAGAAGTCACCATTGACTTTGCTTCAGAAGTTAGCAATCTAATCAAACAGTTAAGAAAAACCGAAGAATAATCAATGTGGGAACGGGGTAGCTCCCCTGCCGGTACCGCTATACTGGCTACCACTCCCTACTTAGCGGAGTATCTATGAAAACATGTAACAAATGTAAGGTTGAAAAGCCTCTATCTGAATTTTATAAAGATAACAGCAATAAAAAAGATAAGCATCAAGGTAAGTGCAAACCTTGCCACGAAAAAGTTAAATTCAAATCTAAAGTAGGTGCTTATGGTATATCAGTTGATGAGTTTTATACCATGATAGAAAAACAAAATAATTGTTGTGCTATTTGCAGTAAACCCTTAAATCTTAAAAAACATACCCATATTGACCACGACCACATTACAAATAAAGTTCGTGGAATATTGTGCCATTGTTGCAATACGGCCATAGGGCTATTTAAAGAAGATAGAATTGTCATGCAAAAAGCTATAGAATATTTATCACATTATGAAACAAAAAACATGTAAAATACCACCAAAATTTGCATAAGTAGATGTACACTCATAGGAAATCAGTTAAAAAAGGAAACCAGTTATGTCAGCACACGCATTGTTATCAGCATCATCATCAAAAAGATGGCTTACTTGCACTCCTAGTGCTCGTTTAGAAGCTACTCTACCAGAGCCAACCAGAGCCCCAGGACAGTTTGACTTCTCCGCTGAGGGTACTCTAGCTCACGAAATCGCAGAATTAAAACTAAAACGACAGTATGACCAAATTGACGAAGGTGAATTTGAGAGGTTATACGCCGTTTCAAAACAATCTAAATACTATAACGAGGAGTTAGAAGCTTATGTTGATGATTATGTGGTCTATGTACGTTCACAAATTGGACAAGGCGATACACCGCTTTTCGAACAACGTGTGGACTTTTCTGAGTGGGTTTCTGACGGGTTCGGTACCGCCGATGTCATTATACTCTCACCACATAAAGTTCGTGTTATCGATCTTAAATTCGGAAAGGGAGTACCCGTCTCATCGAAAGATAACAGCCAACTACGTCTCTACGCTCTCGGAGCATTTAGCAAATTTCAAGAAGAATTCCCGAATATCAAGGAAGTCGAATACACAATCCATCAGCCTCGCTTGGACAGCATTTCATCTGACTCCACATCGCTTGAAAAGCTCTTGGACTGGGCGAAATACTTTGTAAAGAAAAAAGCAAATACCGCGTGGATCGGTACTGGTGATTTTGTTCCAGGTGATCACTGCCAGTTCTGCCGCGCTAAGGCAACATGTCGTGCAAGATCAGATTACAACAATGAGATTGCTAAGTTAGACTTTAGGCCAGCTCCGTTGCTAACTGATGAAGAGATTAATTTGGTATTACTCAAAGCTAGTTCAGTTAAAGCATGGGTAACAGATGTTGAGAACTATGCTACAGAGAAAGCAGTTAAAGAGAATGTTATTCCTCGTGGCTATAAGCTAGTTACAGGAACAACACATCGCAAGTTAAGTGATCAAGCATTAGCTGCGACTGTTCTCATGGAAAAAGGTTTTTCAGAAAATGATATCTTTGAACCAAAGTCCCTTAAAAGCGTTAGCAAGCTTGAGAAGCTGGGTCAAAAAGGTCAAGTGGCATCTATCCTAGGCGCATTAATTGTTCGTCCAGAAGGTGCTCCAAAACTCGTTAGAGATGGATTGATCGAGGAAGACTTTGCATGAGCTCATGGTTAATTGCTACAATCGGTTTCGTGTATTTATACATAGGAATTGATTTAATTGTTAAAGGTCAAGTAGGCATGGGCATCGCCTACTTGGGCTATAGCTTAGGAAACGTGGGGCTATACCTAGAAGCGGTAAAATAAAGGGATAAAATGACAAAGGAACAAATGGTTATAGAAGTCCCCCAAACAATGGTTGACGAATATTATGTAGAATTCCATAATATTAGTAGGGAAGCGTTAGAAGAGATTAGAGATTTAATTTCCATAACCATTGAAATAGTTCATGACGAACCAGAATTATTGATGTACAATGAATACAAGAATGATTTGATTAAAGCTCATGCCATGAAGTTAGCTTTACAACAACGTGGTATACTTTATGATGCATAGGTAGAGATTGGCACCTTTGAAGTCCAATCAATTTTAAGTAAATAAGGAAGCAAGATGGCTATTAAAAATCCTCGTGTAGTAACAGGCAAAGTTCGTTTATCTTATGTAAACGTTTTTCAACCAGTAGATAAAGGCGATGGCAAGACACCTAAGTATTCAGTGTCTATCATTATTCCTAAATCTGACAAAGAAACAATTGCTAAAATCAACAAAGCTTTTGAAGAAGCTAAAGCTAATTCAGCAGGCTACTTTGGTGGTACAGTACCTAAGTTGCTTAAAGGTGGATTGCGTGATGGCGATTTAGAAAAAGAAGACGAGGCATATGCCAACTCTATGTTTATCAACGCCAACTCTGTTAAGAAACCAGGTGTTGTAGATGCAGAAATGAATGCAATCCTAGATGCTGATGAGCTATATTCAGGTTGTTTTGGTCGTGTAGCGATTGAGTTCTATCCATACAACATGGAAGGTTCTAAAGGTATCGCTTGTGGCTTAGGCAACGTGCAAAAGCTAGAAGATGGTGAGCGTTTAGGTGGTGGCGGTGTATCAGCTGCTTCTGACTTTGCGGTTTAACAAGGAAATTAAAATGGCAAAACCAAAAACAGAAAAACTGAATTTCAGTAAGTTTTTCCCAGAGTCAACATCATATGTATCAGTAACGGGAAGTGCAGTAAGCCCAGAAGATTTTAACGTAACAGTTAAGATCGGTGACGGTAGTGAATCAATTGCTATCTACACATCTGATTGGTACAAAGATGATGCTTTGTCGACACTGAAAGCTATCCAAGAAGGTGTTCAAAAAGCGATTGACTTTCATCAAAAAGCGTTAGGTTTACCTAAAGTAGCAGTTCCAGAGGTTTGGTCTGCCTGGGATAACGAACCAGCCAAGATGAAGCCTGCCAAGCGTGTTTTAAAGAGCACCGAAACAGTAGTAAAGAAGAAAGCAGTAGCAAAAAAGAAGTAAAGTAGTAAATACTTAGTAAAACAACAAAGCCCACTTCGGTGGGTTTTGTTTCCTCTAACAACTATAAGAAGATATCATGGATCAATACCAAGAATATATTGCAGCAAGCCGATATGCCCGATTTGTTGATGACAAAGGTCGTCGTGAAAATTGGGGCGAAACAGTACAACGTTACGTGGATTATGTGTTTAGTCGAACACCAGTAATCTCCGCAAATGATGCGTTGAAAAAAGATTTATTCACCGCAATCCATGGATTACAAGTAATGCCTTCAATGCGAGCAGTAATGACTGCTGGCAAAGCAGCGGACAGAGATAACACATGTGTATATAACTGTTCATATCTTCCAATTGACGATCAGAAATCATTCGATGAAGCAATGTTCATTTTGTTATGCGGTACAGGTGTTGGGTTCTCAGTTGAATCCAAATTTATTAATCAATTGCCCGACGTGCCAGAAAAGCTATTCCATAGCGAGCACGTCATCACAGTCCATGATTCCAAAGAAGGTTGGGCAAAATCATTACGTCTCCTCATCGCTCACCTCTACTCAGGAGAAATCCCAAAGTGGGACGTATCCAAAATTAGAGCAGCTGGAACACGACTCAAAACATTTGGTGGAAGAGCTTCTGGGCCAGAACCATTAGTAGACTTGTTTGAGTTCACTGTGGCGTTGTTTAAGGGTGCTAAGGGACGTAAGTTGCATTCATTAGAGTGCCACGATTTAATGTGTAAAATTGGTGAAGTAGTTGTTGTGGGTGGTGTACGTCGCTCTGCAATGATTTCACTATCAGATTTAGATGATGAAAGGATTCGACATGCAAAAGCAGGCCCTTGGTGGGAAACTGCGCCGCATCGCGCATTGGCAAACAATTCCGCTGTGTACAACGAGACACCAACAGTTGGCAAATTCATGGAGGAGTGGTTATCTCTTTATAACTCTCATAGCGGGGAACGTGGCATCTTTAACCGTGAAGCGGCAAAAAACACAGTTGCCAAATACGGGCATCGTGACCCCAACTTTGAGTTTGGTACGAACCCGTGTTCCGAGATTATCCTCAGGCCATATCAGTTTTGTAACCTCACAGAAGTGGTGGTAAGACATGACGACACAAAAGAATCTCTCATGCGCAAAGTGCGTCTCGCAGCAATACTCGGAACAATACAAGCTACATTTACTAAGTTTCCATACCTGCGAAAAGTGTGGCAACGAAACACAGAAGAAGAACGTTTGTTGGGAGTCTCACTCACCGGCATTTACGACAACATGCTCACATGCACCCAAGGAGATGAATTAAATGATTTACTCGCAACACTTAGAGAAGAAGCTAGAAAAGCAAACGAGGAATTTGCAGGATTGCTTGGAATACCTAAGAGCGCTGCGATTACATGTGTCAAACCATCCGGAACTGTCAGCCAACTCGTTGACAGCGCTTCTGGAATCCACCCAAGACACTCTAAATATTATGTCCGCAGAGTGCGGGGAGATGCGAAAGACCCTCTCACGCAGTTTTTAATTGGTCAGGGAGTTCCAAACGAACCTTGTGTTTACAAACCCAATCAAACGATTGTTTTCAGTTTCCCTCAAAAAGCACCTGATGGTTTAGTTCGCGAGGATGTTACACCGATTAGCCATTTGGAGTTATGGCTTACATATCAGAAACATTGGTGTGAGCACAAGCCAAGCGTCACCATCTCAGTCGAAGAAAAAGACTGGCCAAGTGTCGGCGCGTGGACGTGGGAAAACTTCAGTCAGATTAGTGGTGTATCATACTTACCTTATGATGGCGGCACGTACAGACAAGCCCCATATGAGGAATGTACTCAAGAAGAGTATGACGCTCTTAAGAAATCTGTCCCAACCATCAACTGGAGCGACTTTAAAGAAGTCACAGACAACGTAGAAGGTGCACAGCAGTTAGCTTGTGTTGCAGGAGTTTGTGAGATATAATACTTGGGAGGGGTAAAACCCTCCCTTTTTTAACTGTGATTCGTCACATAGCCATAGGAGCATTAAATGATAGTAAATTTAGACTTTGAAACCCGTAGTAAGGTAAGTTTGAAAGATGCGGGTCTAGACAAGTATGCCAAATGTAAGACCACAGAAGTTATCTGTATGGCTTATTCAATAGATGATGGTGAAGTGCAGTTGTGGCTTCCCGATCAAACACCTCCCCAGTTCTTCTTTAATAAAGATACCAAATATCAAGCGTGGAATGCTGCGTTTGAATACAACATCCTCAAGTATGTTTTGGAGCTAGATATCAAGCCTAATCAGATGGTTGATTCCATGGCTATCGCGGCATCCAATAACATCCCGCAGTCTTTGGAAGAGGCGGCTATCTTCTTGGGTGTCACAGAACAAAAAGACCCAGTTGGTAAACGACTAATCCAAAAGCTATCCAAACCTAATAGCAAGGGTATCTTCAACAAAGACCCCGAATTGCTAGAGCAGATGTATAACTACTGTAAGCAAGACGTTAGAACTGAAATGGCGGTTGTTAAACAGTTACGCAATCTATCTACTACAGAGCAAGATATTTGGGTGATGACACAGAAGATTAATGAACGTGGAGTTCCAGTAGATCCTGACGAACTACAGAATGCTCTCAATACCGTTGATAATGCAAAAAACGAAGTGGCGATTGAGATTCAAGGCATTACTGGTGGTATATCTGCCAACCAAGTGCCACGACTATTAGGGTGGTTGGAGCTTCATGGGTGTAAGTTAGATGACCTAACTGCTGAAACAGTAGAGAAGGCACTTTTATTACCAGACCTAAGTCCCAATGTGCGTAGAGTATTAGAGTTACGCCAGTTGGGTTCAGCTACCGCTGTAACTAAGTACAAGAAAATGTTGGAGGTGCAAGTTGGAGGGCGTATCCGTAATACGTTGGTATATCATGGGGCTTCTACGGGCCGTTGGGCTTCTCGTGGTGGGCTTAACCTACAGAATATTGCTCGCCCAACTTTGGGTGATGAAGAAATTGAAACTGCTATAGAGCGTGTTTTAGAGCGTGGTGAGGGCGGCACTATGGATGAGCTGTCAAGTCTCGTCAGAAGCGCTATAAAAGCCCCAGACGGGTATGTTTTTGTGGACTCAGACTTTAGCTCCATTGAAAACCGTATGGCTTCATGGATTGCTTGTCAAAATGATAAGTTAGAAATGTTCCGAGAAGGCTTGGATGAGTATAAGACCTTTGCTAGTTCGTCTCTCTATCGAGTGCCCTACGAAGAAGTGACTAAAGATATGCGCCAAGTATCCAAGTCCGCTGTGCTAGGTTGCATGTTTGGACAAGGTGCTAAGGGTTTGGTTGATTATGCTGAGGGGATGGGTGTGAAGTTGTCTCTAGAGCAGAGCAAACAAGCTGTGGATGCCTATCGTATGTCGTATGGACGGGTAAAGAATAGTTGGTATGAGTTTGAGCGTTTAGCCATACAAGCGATTAGGAATCCAGGTACTGCTTTTAGGCCAGAGGGTGTTCAAGGTACTAAGATTGCTTTTAAATGCACTAAAGGTGCGTTATGGATGCAATTACCCAGTGGTAGACTCATCTGCTGGAGAGATCCCGAAATCGAAAAACATTTGACTCCCTGGGGGGCAATGAAGGATGGCATCACTGTCCGTAACCAAAGTACTTTCACTCGTAAGTGGGGTCGTAACAACCTTATTGGTTCCAGTATCTTCCAGTCGGCTGTCCAAGGTGCTGCGAGGGATATTCTTGCCGAGAGCTCTTTGCTTCTTGAGCTTAACGGTTTTGAAGTGCTCAACTTGATCCATGATGAAGTCCTTTTATTAGTGAAGGAATCTGAGGGAGAAAGAGCCCTAAAGACGGTGGAGCAATTGATGACCACACCGCCTAAATGGGCTTCTGACTTTCCACTTGCCGCCGAAGGTTGGTACGGCAAGCGTTACCGCAAGTAATTATTCAAACGGGTGGAGGCGTAGCCAATTTCTAATAACAGAGGCTACGTTTTCCATTTGGTATAAAGACAACCCACCGATTTGGCTTGTTTCGGCAGCACGTAAAGTTGACTCAATCCAATTTCGGTATTCTTCTTGATTAAGCAATTTTCTTGTTAGTTCCATGTGCATATGTTGCGGTAAACGATGAGAAAAATTGTCAGTAAAACCTATTAGAGCTAAAACATCTTCTTGATAGTCTGGTAAGAAGTCTGCGAAATCATCAGGTAACTGTCCCCGATCAAAGAAGTTGTTGACCTCCGATTCCAAAATCAATCTGTCCTGCTCATTAAGACCATTTGTTTTGTCGCCAGTTGTTTTCTTATCTTCTGGTCTTCTTTCAATGTCATAACCATTCTTTTCAGCAACTTTTCTCAAGTCATCTACTGTCACAAAACGAGGAACCTCATCGCTCATCAGTTCAAATGGACTTAGGTATCCAGAAGCGTATCTTTCTCTACCAAGCTCATTACCTTCAAGTTTTTTATCTATTAAATAACCAAAAAAGTTATTTAACTTGTCTGGGTGAATGGTTTGATAGATGTCCGAAATCTCATGTGGTTGAGTATTACGTAAATCAATAACACCTGGTAAGTTATCTAAATCAGAAATGCGATTGTCTTTAATTTGGTCGCCTTTACTATTCAACCAACGTTTAACCAAGTCAACATCTTCTGGTTTTAACTTACCATTACCTTCACCTTTGATTTGATCAATTTTGAATTTATCTGGAGGTGTTGTTATTTTATTTAAAACATCTTGCAACTCAGGATACATATCAGCAGCCATTTTTATTGCAAGAGAAGTTGTTTCATTAACTTTATTATTTACATATTCTTGAAGATAATCTGGAGCGTTTTGGCGAAGCCAAGTTACAGTTGCATAATTCTTAGCAGCATCATCATCACTCTTTGATGTGTGATCTGGTCGTAGCTCTAGTGTAGCTTTAGACTCACCATTGGGGCCACGTAAAGAAGCAATTTGAATATCGCCGTTTTTAATTTTTCTAATATAGTTAGGACCGTAAGAAGCGTCAGAACCTTTCGGAGTTATTCCAGTGTGCGGTTCAACCATAGGCACGTGACGATTTGGATACTCGGCAGTACCATGACCGCAAGAACCAACGCAGTGATTCAAGTCTTTAGTGTCTTGTGACAAATTACGAATAACTAAATCTGGGTTAGTTTCTGCCATGTTGGCATCAAACACAACCATTTTATCGCCAGTAGGATTGCCTTCGTCATCTGTAAAACGAATGTCAGCTGGGATTTCTTCGTGATTCTTTTGTCTCCAAGCAGCGTAAAGCTCTTTACTCTTTTGAGCTTTTTTCAATGCTTCCTGTTTGGTCTTGATCATATCTCTTACAATAGAATCGACAGAGACATTGGGGAGTTTTTCTGGAGAAATTTCACCAGATGTTAATTTTGCCAAAAGAGTTTTTTGAATGTCATCAAGACCGAGATCCCCTAAAGTGCTAACGGTTAGTGTGTCATAAACTGGGGTGTCTCGTTTTAATTTTTGAGAAAACGGAAAATTTTCTTTAATGCTTGCTTCAGCGTATTTAGGGTCATATTGAAAAGCATTGTCTTGAATATAAAAATCTTGGCGATTTTCAAGCAACTGTCCCGCTGGAGTTTTAGAGGTTAGTTCTCCAACTTTGTTAAATTCCTCTCCAGGATAAAACAAATTTGTTTCTGGAGGGGGGAACATATCGGGTCTATCTGGATGTTTATCAGAATAATGTTTAGCTCTTTCATAGCGATCACGGGAAAGTTCAACATTTCTCTTCGCCATTTCTCTTTGTAATGAGGAATCTCTGGCTCTAATGCCAAACGGATCTACGTTAGCTTCATCAATTGCTTTTAATATTGGATCTGTATCAACTCCAGTACCCATTTGAGTTGTTATGTATTTTTTATGTGGGCCTTCGGTAATCCATTTATTATAGGCATCTGATAACGCAGTAAATTCTTCTAATGGTTTGATTGTCGGTAACGGATCATCGCCTGGAGCTAATTGAGCAATTGTTTTTGCTCGATTGTTAACTAGGTCAGTAAATGTTTTTGCTAATTCTGGATACCTTGGATCAGCCAATGGGATATCGTCAGCATTGTTTCTCCTTAAAAACGCATACCAGTTGTCTTCTTCACCAATATTTGTTATTTGGTCACGCCACATCCTATAGGTTTTAACTGGACTTATTATAGAATCTTGAAGAAATGCACCGATGTTGCCTTGCTCTACCAAAGGCAAATCTTGTCTAGCCAAACTAGTAGGCCAGTTGCCACCCTTTGGCTTTATGGCTTCTGAGATCGGAGTAAAGCCAGGTGTTAGCTGACCAGACTCGTACATAGATAATCCTTTTTCCAAGATTGGCTCTGCTCTAGTTACAGCACCAGCTGCAGTAGAACCCAATGTTGGATACTCACGCTGGAATCCAGCACGAGCATTTGCAAAGTCTGTTGGGAAGTTACGAACATCAGAGACCGCTGTTTTACCAGCTACTCTAAGGTCGTCAGGAGTGAAGCGGAATTGACCCGCATGGGCAACATATGGAGGCAATTTAGAAGCGTCTAGCGCTCCCATAATATTCTCTATGTAGTTTTGACCTACTTGGGTTCTTGGTTGATAAGTAAACGCTTCTGCTAGTTCAGGACGGTCTACTCTTTGATTAGTGCCTTGAAGAATGTTTTGCCCTACGCCCTTAGCAACACCCAAGAAAGGTGCAACTAAACCAGAGCTTACTGTTGCAGCCGTCTCTGCCATTGGTTTGACACCTTGGGCAGTACTTCTTGCTGCTACAGTACCAGGGAGCAACTGATACATTGCTTCCAAATTTTTAATGAATTGAGGTGTTTTAGATTTTGCAATCAGCTCATGACGCATGTCATCAACTGAAACAGCATCATCTGGAACATATTGCCCTAACGCATCATAAGCCATTTAACAATTCCAAGCACGTAATGATTTATTAATTCTTGAATCTGGGTCGTTTGCTGTTTCAGCAGATGTTAATTTCTTCTTCATGCCTTTCATTCTGGCACAAAATGAATCTCTACGAGAACCACCCTCTGGTTGTGGTCGTTTTAAATTACCACCAGTTTCTCGATTGTATGATGCACGACCCGCAGCGTTCAAACCACCTTCTGGATTCTTGCCTTCTTTGCGTTGCCAAGCTGGTGTAGTGTGACCGCCTTTAGCTAAATAAACTAAACCACCAGTAGCATATTGGCTACCCATTGGATCGCTATGACTGTAGTCTGGTGCTTCGTGTCTAATTTCACCACGCTTAACTTTGTCCCAATAATCTTGGATCATTGGTTCTAAGACTGTGTATCCCGCAGCAGGAATTGATATTCTTGGGTCTCTAGCTCTCATAGCTGTAACACCAGCACCAGCAGCAGACAAAGGTAATAGAGCGTCAGGAACGCCACCAATTTGGTATCTGTTGTATGCATCTGCTAAGTTGTAACCAGCACCACCATAACCAATAAGAGGTGTTGCGATACCTGCGGCTTTCTCAATAACTGGAGCAACGGCTTGTCCCGCTCTAGTCAACATGTTACCACCACCTTGGTAAAGGCGTTGTAATAGTGATAGCGGAGCTTGAGGAGGAGCTTTTGGAACAGCACCAGGTAGTGGTGTGGCGCTTGGGGGAACAGCAATACCAGAAGGAGTTAAACTACCACCCGCAAACTCACCACCACGATTAATGATTGATGCTAGTCGTTTGCCAGTATCTAAACTACCCTTATCCATTTGAGCGCCAGCAAAGTTAGTACCCAATTGAGCGTTCCAATTACCAGCACCGCCACCTTGAAGAGAAGACGGAGTTACAGGAACACCACCAACCGTTGGAAGTGTTGGAGCTTGAGGAACAGCCGCTGCAGGAAACTGGTTTGCTAAGGCTTTAGAAATAGCTTCAGCAGTTCTTTTTGCTTCAGCTTTTTTCATTTTTTCGTAGAAGCTACCACCACCCATCAATACAGCGCCAGTGCCAGAACTGACTGCAGCGCCCAATTCAGGAGACACTTTCTCACCGATTGGCAACTCTTTTGGAGTCATAGTGGTTCTATCTGAACGAGCTAACTCGTCAAGATATTCACTTAATCGTTTAACATCTTCTGTGCGACCTTCTTTATCGGCTAATCGAATAGCCTCATAAATATCATCATATTGCTTAGGAGGCATATTTAGGAACCTTCTTGTCTAGGTTTAATTAGCTTACTGCGCTTAAGAATATCTTGAATATCTTTCGGATGTTCTGAATAAGGTGTTTGACGTTTTACTCGGTTGGCACTAAATTCCACCTTTTCGTTATACACAGTATCCAAATCTTTTTCATAAGCTTTTAACAATGCTTGATATTGCGGATCTTTTTGTAATGCACTTAAAGATCTCATGCCTTTCTTCTCATACAACTGTCTTGTAGCTTGGTCAAACTCATTACGCTTGTCCATAATACGAGCACGTTTGTAAATAAGTTCAGCAGGGTCTTTAATGCTTCCAGACATTCTACGTAACACTTCCCGTTCCTGTTCAGATACTTGACCTTGGCCTTGAATCAAACGAGACGCTTTCAATTCGTTACGAGCTAAATAAGAAGCTAATTCACGACGTTGTGAAGTATCAATAACAGAGTCAGCCAACGCTGTGAAAATTGTTTCTTCTAAATTATGAACTGAAACCTTACCTAATGGAGTAGTTAAGCCTTCTTGAGCGGCATTAAGAATAGCATTCTTAACACCTGGGTTAGCTAATACTCCTGTGACGTTTGGATTCTCGTTAACTAATTTAACTACACGACGATTAATAGCTCTTTGGTCAGCTAGATCTGGTAGTTTAGTTTCTGTCAACCACTCGTCACGCTTCTTAATATCAGAGGCGATGTCTTGTTTAGATGCTTCAGTACCTAATTCAAACTCACGCTTTGCTCCAGCGTATGTTGTTGGTTTCTTCTCTTCTGGTGTAGTAGGCTCAATACGAGCTTTAACTTGGTCAACATATTCACCAATGTTTGGACCAGGAATACCTTTCTTAGGGCCAACTTGAGTTTTGATGTTGCCATCTTTATCAATAGCACCGGGACCGCCGTAGTATTCTGCAGCAATCTTTTCAACGTTTCCGTCATACTTTTTGTATAACTCAGAAACGATTAGTTTGCCAGCTTCCATGTTTAAATCTGGGTCATTAATCTTCCAAGACTTAGGAATAATACCTTTAGAAACATAAGTGTCCCAAGTATCTGGAGTAATTTGTGATGGTCCTACAGCACCCGCTTTGCTTGTAGGAGCTTTGTCCTTATCACCAGACCACTCTTGACCCGAAATAGCATTTTGAACAGCCGCTAAAGATGGTTTACCCGCTGTGGTTGCTGTGGTTGCTGTGGTTGTTGTTGTAGTTTTAGTTGTTGGTTTAGCAACACTTTCTGGAGCCAACTTAGCAACACCTTTTTTAATACGGTCACGAGCTTCAATAGCATTGATAAGCTCGTATTCACCTTCCTCATTGATAATACCAATATCACGCTCATAAGAAGCTTTGTTATTGAGGAATTGAGTTTCCAATTCTTGTTGCTTCTGAATGTATTGGCTCTTGAATTTGTTAGCTGCAGGAATGCCTTCTGTCTTAGCGATATCTAAGAACTGGGACGCAACATCCTTTGGAATAAAGTTAGAACCACCACCCGCTTGAACACCACCTTGAGCTGGGGCACCACCTTCAGTTGGTGCAGGCATACCTAACCAACCTTGAGATACGTTGCTCTTCATAAAATCTTGCTGTGTTGCTTGAGCACCACGCTGTTGAGCAATAGCTTGCTTCATGTTAAAGATCTCAGCAGCAGTTTTGTTGCCTTGTTCTTCAGCACTTTGTAATGCTCTCCATGGACCTTCTGCGCCACCAGAACCATACAAAGAAGCGTAGTTCAAAGCAGACAACAAGCTATTCTGTTGCCTTTCACGCTCTGTAATAAACTTCTGCATATTCTCTAATATGCTGGTTTGTGATTCTGGATCAGTAACTAAAGTAGTTTTAGGAGCTAAATAATTAACACCACGAGGTCCTTTAGTGACGGTTTGTGGCATACCACCAGCGGAAGTTTCTTTTTCTTCCACGGGTGGAGTGTCTGTAGATACTGTTGATAACCCAGGTACTGCCATATTAAATATCCTCTCCAGTATACCCAACATCTCCAAAATCTCTATTATCCATGTAGCCTGTATCGATGTATGGATTTAATGTATCTGTTTGACCTACATCTCGGTTATCTGTAGAACCTGTATCGATGTATGGATTAGGTGTTCCAGAACCGCCAGGAACATAAGGAGCTGTAGACGTATCGCCAACGCTTCCAAACAAATTACCTACACCACTAATCAAACCTTGCAAACCGTTGTTTACGCCTAAAGAACCTAGTATACCACCAGTTCCAGTTTGTCCGCCAAGAGCACCAATCAAACCAGCAATTTGGTTTAGTGGTGAAAGTTGTGTAGTGTTTGATACTGTTGTAGGAGCTTGCAAACCACCAATAATCTTTTGGTAGTTAGACACATTTGTGAATGGTGCCGCTTGTTGATATTGCCCAGTGGTCAACAAAGCATTCAATTGATCTTTAGTTAATGTGCCAGCTGTGTTTGCTGCTTGAACACCAGTTTGTTGATTGCTCAAAGCGGCTTGCATTTGCTGTGTGAATAATTGAGCTTGAGCATCACCAATCGCTTTGTTTGCAGCCGTTTGACCTCTTAAACTACCAAACTGACCTGATCCAATACTAGCAGCCGTTGGGGTGGCTGTTATGTTTGGAATCATTTGATTCAACTGTTGATTTTGTGCTTGAAATAAACCGCCCAAAGCTGTGTTCGTGTCGGGGGTTACTTGACCTGTTGTAGAATTTACAATCCATGGGGAGGCCGCACCAGAAGCGATTTGCTGTGCTGTATTAGTTGCTGTCGTAAATGGGTTAGTTGCACCAGATAGCATATTAACAGCGCCCTGCCCAACTGTCTGTTGCGGGGTTGGTGCAGCACCTGCAATTTGACCAGCTTGACTAGCAATATTTTGCTGTGCTGTGTCATACCACGAAGGCATGCTTGTGGTTTGGGTTGCGGTGTTGGCTATAACATCACTAAGTCCGGCCATTTTATTTTCTCACTTTACGTTTAGCTTCTAGCAAGTAACCTAATGGTCCTTTGCTATCTGGGGGTAATTTTTTAACATCAGCACGACGTTTGTGCTGACGAATTGTTCTTAAAAACTCGTCTAATACTTTGGCGCCAGAGTCATTGTCGCCATTGCCAAGTCCTGAGACCACATCAGCTGGAATAACAAATTCGCCACTAGCCAACATCGCTGGAACACTATCACTTGTGCCATCGCCTTGACCTTTAACATAGCGGTGTTGTAAACCACCTTCACTAAAAAACTCTGGATTATGACCTGGAATAGAGCCACCTTCTTTTTTACCTAAAAGATAACCAGGTAAACCAGATAAATCATAGCGAACATTAGCTTGGGTTAAACCTGGTTTAACATAGCTAAATTTATCTACAGCAAAAGGATTGTATGATGAGTCTTTATTTCCTAAATCGGAAATATTATATGAATTTGTTGATGAACCAGCAGCCATGTGGGGGAGACCGGATAGTTCGTAGTTTTGATCAGCTTTTGTCAATCCTGGTGTAAGGTTTTGAATAGAACCTTGCCCTACATCAAAAGGATTTAATGTTGAAGCACCAGTAGTGCCCAATATGCCTGTGGTGCCTGTGGTGCCTGAGCCTCCAGAGCCAAGTAAAGTATTGGTTAAAGAAGAACCTGAGTCTCCGTTTACAAGACCAGAAATTAATTGTCCTGTTACTGGAGATAGATAAGAACCCAAGCTAGAGCCAGTTAATTCATTGATTCCGGAGGTTGTACCGCCTGTTAGACCGCCGATTAAAGCTCCAGTTAATGGATCTCTGCCTCCTAACAAAGCACTAGTTCCACCACCAGCCACACCACCGGCTACACCACCAGCAATGTTGCTTCCTGTATACTGTGTTGCTGCACTGCCCGCGGCACCACCAACACCACCAGTTACAGCACCTCTAAGTGCACCCTCAATAGGGTCTCCACCACTTACTGCGCTTGTTAAACCGCCAGTTACAGCACCTTTTCCAGCACCCTTTATGGCGTTGTTAATAATTGCATCTGTATTTAATGCAGATTCAGTAGTAGCAGCGGCAGTTTCTGCTGCAACAGTTTCTGCTGCGGCATTTTCAGCGGCAATTGTTTCTGCAGCGGTTAAACCGCCTTCTGTTGCTGTGGCGGCAGATGCGGCTTCGGCGGCGTATGCTGCTTCTCCAGCCGCGGCGGCTTCTGCGGCTGTTGCTCCTTCTGCTAAAGCCGCAGCCTCAGCAGTTGTATAGGCCTCACTAGCAAACATAGACGGATCTGCAGGCATACCCATAGCAATGGCAGTAACTGCCGCAACCGTTGCCCAGCCACCAGGAACTACATCATTAACAGCATCATCTACAAAATGACCTGCATCATCAACCACATCAATTACATCTTGACCTAGATCTCCGACACCTTCAACAACATCGCCCACCACATCAACCACATCAGAAACGATAGGAATTCCACCACCGCCATGTAGTTTAATGTGACGATTGCCATGGCGCTCAAAAGCACCCGTTGGCAACATACCAAAATGGGCATGTAATCTCATACTAAAGCCATCCAGTTATATTTAGGTTTATCAGATGGTTGTACATCCACACCAAGACGAGTTAAAAATGAAGTAATTTGTTCGTTATCTGCGTCACCATAAACGGCTTTCAGATCTGATGATCTAATCTTTTCAATAAACTTAGTCAAAGATTTTGCCATAGTTAATGGAGCGTCTTCTGTAAAAAGATGTAACTCTACTTCACCTTCACCAATAGGCTGTAGCAATAAGATAGATTCATTCTCTTGCAACATAATGGCATTTTTCTTTTTGACCAAAACCGCTACAGACGCAAGAAGTTTTTGCGGGTCAATGCCACGTTGTTCTGCATCTTTTTTAATGATTTCTGATGGTGTCATGATGTTGTAAGGTTAATATTTCTATATCTACTAATGCAAAAAATCTCTTAATTTCGCCCTATGATGTAGGTCCATTTACTAGACCAATAATAGCCATAACCCAATCCTGCCAACGCTCAAAACCGTCAGGTCCTGGAAGAGCGTAGTTGGCAAAAGTGGGAGTACTTATCATGGCCATTGCAAAATCTTTCCACTTATCTTCTGTAACATAAGGAATGGGTTCTTGGCTAAAATACTCCAACATACTACCATTCCAATCCTCCCAAGGTTCATTATCTGGGAGGAATGGTATCTCTTGACGTATCGCTTGACTGACGGCCATTATGGTCTTTCGTCGCCGTATTCGGCAGTAATCATAATACGACCCATTTCAAAATTACCATTAACTGTGTTTGAAGAGAACTGCAACCTAGCTTCTCTATTCTCAACACGCATGTCTATTTTGCCGTCGTTTGGTCCGAATGTAAACACTGGGGAATATTCTTCTGAACCTCTTGCAAACTTACGGCCAACAATTTGTAAAGTCATGTCTCCAGTTTGCACAAAGTCTGGCTCAATACGGCGTAAATGAATACGTCTATTAACCCCAAAAGGCTCATCTTTAGCAGGGTTTCCACCAATCCAACTAATGTCACACGTTGTAATGTTTGCTGGTATGGCAAACGTTCCCTCATCTGTAACTACGTTTTGACCATACTCTTGTTGCCAGATTGAATATCCCGCTGCCGTAGGATACGCTGCTTGTCCTATGTTTGGATATACAACAAAATTGCTTGTGGCTTTAACTAAAGTACAGTTTTGTGTGGGGTAGTATGTTGCAGTGTCTACGAAGTATGAATAGTCTCCAGCGATTGCCGAGAATTGGAAAGTTTCACCTGGTGAAAACACAGGAGTAACGTCACCACTTAAATATATTTCGTCTGAACCTGGTGCTGGTAATCCAGATGGAGTTGCAATGACAGGATAAGGAGCGCCAATAGAAATGTTATATTCCCAACCACACCAAATTGGAGTTGGAAAAACCTCTGTTGTGTATCCGCAAGAACGTCTTGCACCGTTTGCTTCACCAGCGTCATACCAGATGTTATCTTTAACGTTATAAATAATAGCATCGGTACACTCTGTTGCGTCTCCCCTTGGATAAAAGAACCAAACCTCATTATACCTAGGCACTTTTGTTGCCCAAACTTTCTGACGTTGTTCGTAATTAAGGTTGTCAAATAGCCAGTTTACGTTTTTATCATTTGGCACAACCGAAACAGCGCCGTTGTATTTGTAGAAACGGTCAACGCCCATCCAGTAATAAATACCGTCCATTTCTACGACAGCATTTGATGACATAATAGAGATTTGGCTAGAAATAATGTCGTATCTCCAATACAAATCTTGTTGACCTGTAAAAGATACACGAACTAATGAATCTGTCGCCCAGAACAGTCCTGAAGGTGAGTTAGTACCACCTCGCACCGGCAGCCCTTTAACAACTTTACCCGCGGTCATGTTGACTTGGTTAGCTAAAGGACCATTCCAGTCGTTAAAACTTTGGTCTGCATATACGGAGTCTACATGGTTATTTGCAATAAATCCGTTTGAGCCGTATACGAAGATGAAAGGATACAAAACACAGACACCGCCGTCTGCAGTAATGGGTCTATATGTTGGGTTCTGTCCTTCTGTATCAGCAAGCCCCCTAAATGTCCAAGTATTGCCAGGTCCTGCTAAAATATCACCAGCGTATATTTGTGACTGAATGCCGTTATCGATGTTTAATAAATTTTTACCTGGATGAGCCAATACTTGTAAGGCATCACCTTGAGGGCTATATTGGATATCAAAAGACCAAAGGTTTCTGATATCTGCTTCATAGTAAGTATTAGCCAACCACACAGCCGTTGGCGATCCTGGAAACGCTGTTGTAAGAGTGACATCTGTATGGGTTGATGAATGGACACTGGACAATACTGTGTAAATCGGTGACCCAGGTGTCTGATTAAATACAACTTTTGTACCCGCAGTATAAATAGCAGTAAGATCCCCGCCCACTCTAAAAGTGGGTGAAGTTGATGAAATAATTGATTGTTCTGAGTATCCAACCAACATATCTGCTGAGAACGGACCACTACCAACACCCAGTGTTGTACCTGCAGTAAACGCATCTAGTGTATTGGCGTTACCAGAGAACAAATAGTTAATACCGTTATACGCATTGGCAATAAGACCGCGAGGAATACCGTTGTTGTCTCGGAACATCTGGCGGTAACCGCCCATCTTTTTAGGAACCCCACGTTGAAATCTAGTCCACATACCGCTGGTAAACTCACGAGATTCAAACTGCGTTCCATCTCTTTTAATTCCTGCTAATACACCAAGGGTGTATATGAGGTTTTGATTTTGGTCAGCCATTAAAACGTACCCCCACTAATAAGGGCGGCATTAAATTTAGCTGGTGTGTTAATTTGCAAATCTCCCAAGTTTCTTGCATCAATATCTAACATGTTAATTCCAAAAGCCACTATGCCTGGTCTATGAATGCTATTTAAAAACATGCCGGAGCTAGAATCGCTGGTAAAAGAATATGATGGCGATCCAACAGTTCCATTATTAGCTAAGAAATTACCAGTAATTGATTGTGAAGATAATATTGATAATGAGTTACCATCGCTTAATAAAATGACCGATGTTCCATTAGATACTGGGATTGCAGTTTGGGAGCTGCCGGTTACTTGAAAAGTTACAGCATATCCAGACTGACCTGTGTCATTTGAAAGGATGTATACTTGAGTAATAGCGGGGAGAATAACGTTTAAAGTTTGTGTTCTAGTTCCAGAAAACGCCACAAAAGTTTGAATCGTTGGGGCGTAGGTAACAAGACTGAGTGTGTTACCTGTAATGTTATCCACGTCGTAAGAAGCGGCTGTGTATGAAAGAATTGAAGGTCTTGTCAATCCAACTGTGAAAAAGTTATCTGTCGTTTTATCAAAAACAACAATAGACGAATCTTGTGGATATAACGTGGCGGTTGTACTGTTGTCAATCAATGAGCCAGATGGTGCTTGAATTAATAGAGTGCCTGTGCCTCCGTTACGCACCATGATAAACCAACCAGAAGCCAATGTTGAAGCCGCTGGTAATTGGAATGAGCCGGCACCGTTTGTCCATACGTAAGCGATGGCTCGACTTTCTTCATCAAGTGTTGGAGCTACATTCACTTCTTGAACATTAGTAGAGGTTTCTAATCTACCCGCTTGATTTGTTAATCCAGAGCCTACTAATGACGCAGCGTCTGCGATTGATGTGCCAGCTCCAAATTCAACGTTGCTGTATACACCATCTAGTGTAGAGTTATCAACTAAATAAAAATACCGTGATCCTCCAGCCACAATCGTTACTGATTGGTCGCCAGAAATATCTTCAACAACAAAACTATTAGTTCCTTTATTTCTAAATAGAATATCAGAACCGACGGAGCTTTGGTTACCTGCTGGTAGTTTAATTGTCAACCCAGTAGTCGTAGCCACACAGTCAATAATTCTAGCTGCAGCAACAGTGTTTTCCCCAGGTACGGCGTAATTAGGCCATACCAATTCTTGGTTGGTGGAAAACGTCAAAGAATCATAACTTACGTCTGTAGGCTGAACAACGTCACCAGTAAATGGAGATACAAAAGTAGTCATTAAGGCTCCATTACGTTAGTGTTGCGGTCCACATCTCTACTACGATTTTCAGATTTCAGTGCACTCATGGCTTTATCGTACATGCTCTGCCACAACTGTAGTTTGTCAGGGCTCTTTAAATACCCTTGACACTGCAATAAAGTTCCGAATAACAAAGCTTGGGGAGCTTCTCTACTAATTAAGTTTTGCTGGTTTGTATCATCCAAAGGTTGGATACGACTGTAATAAATAATTTCAACAGGATATGTGGCATCTGGAATTGGTGCAAGAGCCCAGTGATCGTAGTCGTAATCTGCGTAATATAAAGGTTTACCGTTTGAAGATTCAGATTGGTATTGAGCAACATAGTCCTGTGAACGATGTAGAACTGGCTCACCAGCAATTTTCATAGAGACTGTTTTTCTCCAACGTGCAGGTTTAGAAAGTGTGCCGTTGTTTAACACTAGGTTAGTTGTAACCACGTTTAATTCCCAAAGTGTTTTAACTTCGGCGGCAATAGACTGTTCAGCCAAACCAATCAACATAGGAATTTGATCAACAAATCCAGTGTCATTACGCTCAGAGTATTTGATAATATCTGCTACGAGGTTATCGTAGGTCATTACATATGCTGCCATAATTACCTTGTGTAATAAGAAACGTTAGGTCTAAAGAAAATTGGCGCTTCGTCTTCTTCACCGTTTTCAGCGCTTTGTAAATGTTTTATAGATTGCGCTTCTAAATATTGAACTTTATTTAATTCAGTGCCTGGTATTTGTAAAGCTAATTCATGACTTAACATAGATTGAACAGCTCTTAACCAGCGGTTAGGAATATAAAGCTCATTCGTTAAACTGCCTACGTCCCAGGGTTGAATTTCTAAAACAAACTGCATCATTTGGAAGTCATTGTTAGGAACTGGCCAAATACGAATGTTTGGTTCAATTTGTTTGTCAAACCAATACTGTAATGCGCGGTTTGAAGCAAACGCTTGTTGTGGTAAATTAAAGTAGTCATCCCTATTCAAAGGAGCCATTGGAATAACTTGTTGAACATAGTTAAATGTGATTTGACGCAACGAGAATGTAGAAGCTACTGTCTCACGCAGTCTGTAATAGTTGTGGTTTACCGTTGTGTTAATTGGGTAATACGCCCATTCTCTATCAGACAGCGTTGTTGCTGGCAATGTTTCAATTGTGCTCCAAGTAGTACCATCTTCACTTACTTCTAAAGCTAAGTTGTAAGTTGTGGTTGCATTACCTGGTACATAAGCGTTAAATCCAATGTTAACAATGCGTTGACCGCCACTATAAGACGCACCAAACCAGTTGTTAGCTCCAGCAATTGATGTTGCAAAACCATCTAAATTACCATCAAACAATGTAGACGCATTTGAGTTTGCGGTTGGAAGAGCTGATGTAATTTGAGGAGAAACTTGGTAAGACCAGTTTGCGGCACGAATACCAATTGTTGTGGCTGGCAAGTTTATTACTTTTTGACCGTTTGTTGCTCCGATTAATACTTCTTTAAGCATCCACAAGTTAACGCCTTTATTGGGCAGATCTTGTAGGATGTAATATAAAGCTTGTTTAGCAGCATCAATATATTGCGGTGTTTGCTCTTCCGCAGTTTTACCGGCAGCACGAAATGCGTACTCAACTAGTTGAGCAACCTTAATTTTTGTTTGATTTACTGTATTTGAGTACGCCACGAATTATCTTCCTCTGCCTGCGGCTTTCTTAGGCACTTTATTGGGTAAATTTTTAGATGCCATTCCCGCTTTTACGAATTCTTTGCCTACTTTTTTAGGGATGCCAAGGGTGCTTTTGCCCGCAGCTGCGGAGTACATAGCACCTTGTTGCGCTTTAGATTTAATTGGCATTGTATTACGCCTTTCCGCCACCGCAGAACATAGAACCTTCTGAAACTAAACTATCCAAACCAGATTCTTTAGCAGGTTTAGCTTGTTTAATCTTTTTAATTTTATCTTTGTCACCAGCAGTCTTTTTCATGCCAATAGCACCGCCATCTTTATAGCGTTTTACAGTGCCATTAGTCTTTGCACGACCACCACCACACAATTTAGACAAATCTGTCTTGCCTTCGTGTTTTTGCTCATCATGGATTGAAAAAGCTTTCTTCACAATCTTCTTGTCTTGTGCAACATCAGCAGACATTTCTTTTTCTTCTGAATGCTTTTTACGTGATTTGTATCCCACTTGACCGCCTTCTTTGTAACAGGCAATCTTTGGTCCTTTTTTGAAGCCTTCCATGGTATTTCCTTAAGGTTAAATTGATATAAAGAGTGATCAGCTCCTATTACTACCTATACAAAATTTAGAGGTTTTTCGCCCTTAAATCTTTGACAAGAATAGCTTTCTTTCTTGTTTTCTACGGGATTCTAAAGCACTTGGTTTGTTCCAGTTGAGGATTGCATCCCCAGCTTTTTGTACATCACCTTGGTTCAGATAACGAACAGTCTTAGAATCCTTAAATTTATCTAGTCCTATATTAAAGCAAACGCTCATTAGAGCATCGAATTGAGGTTGGTTAAGGGGTATGCCTACCCTAGTCTGTAAAAACGCCTCACAGGGCTTTAAATCGCGTTTTAAGAGGTGTTGTATTTCATGCATCTTTAGGGTGGTATAATAAAGGTGAGGTTCACTCTCTTTAATAAGGTGACCCACACCAATTGTCATGTTCCCATACCCGTCATCATAAGCAGAGTGCTTAATCCCCTCAAAATGGTGAATCAATTTAATGGTGGATTCTTTTACCCGTATTTCTTCAATTTGTTGTTTCACTGGCAAATCTATTGCCAAACAAACAATTAGCGTAGTATAAATTACCCAAAATTTAAGACTCAAACATCTCTTTTTCGTGAGTTCTGCGCTTAACAAGACCAGGCAATACTTTACCGCCCGCCTTAGTCCACACCAAAAACTGTTCTGCAGCTCCAGCATAGTCCTCCCTATTAACCTTCATTCTAAGGGTGGAGTTTTGTAAATTACCCAACCCCACGTTGAATGAGAATGACACCAAAGCGTCAAACTGCCCTTGTGTTAATTTGACCTTAATGAGACGCAATACCCCAGCCTCAAACCTTGCTAAGTCTTTGCGTAGTATATCATCAATCTCATCGGCAGTTAGAACCCTATCCCAACCTGCAGGAATAGGTAATTGTTTTCTATTAGCCATTGGAACTTTAGCGTGATTGGGGTCAATAACGTGACCCACGCCAACCGTCCAGAGTAACGCTGGACATTGGTAAGGTTTGTTCCTAACGCCTTCATCTTGCTTGATCTGTTGAATGCATTTATCACTTACTTTCACTTCTTCTTATCCCAATTGCGAGAACCGAACCAGAAACCAATAATGCCTCCTAACATAGCCATCTCGTCAGAAGAGAAGATCATTTCACTGATAATTGTAAGATCGTTAACTCCTGTAATTAACCCAGGCATTGAGAATAACTTGTAGCATAACCAGAAGTTAATTAATACTAACTCGATGACAAACAAGTAAGTCACTGTAGGACGAACTGTGCCAACGTAGTTAACAACCCAAGTTGATGCTCTTTCAAGAACCTTTTTGTCGTGATCTAAAGCAGCGTTTTGCATCTGAGCCGCTGTCTGCATTTCCACTTGGTCTGTGCGGATTTCTTCCATTTTGGCTTGAGCAATGAAGCCTTTTTCCATCATCTGTAGCTCACGCTCTGTCTGCATACGAGCTAATTCTAATTCATGAGCTTTGTCAGATTTGTCTTGGAAAAACCCCAATACGCTTGGCAATCCAGAGATTAAAAGACCTCCCAGTGTTGATAATAAAGATAGCATTTTAGTTTCCTAGTCTATTAGTTGTTGCTTTTTTGATTGCGTTCAGTTGAGCGTTCATTGAATCATTAACAGCCTTCAATTCCACTTCCTGAGCACGAGCCAAAGAGCGCACCTCTTTTTGGGTGCTTTCTGCTACTGTCTTAGCCTCTCTAGCATTGAGGAGCGCGTCAGAAGAGCGATCCTGCAATTTCATAATAGCTTCCTGTTGGGCAGCTACTCTTTCCTCTAGCACCTTGACCTTACGGTCTGCGCTTGCTGCAGTGGACGATGTGTCACTGTAGCTTTCATACATGTCTTTAATCTCGTTAAACTTCGTGATAGAGTTGTAACCAAATACCAAGATAGCAGGGATCACCGTAATTAGGATACCCACCATCATTGTGTTTTGTTTGGCCCAGTCAAGTAAACCTTGAATTTTGCCAGTTACTGACTCTAGCTTTTGTAAATCGCTCATTGTTCAATCTCCAGTGAATTTTCTTTTAGTTTTTGTACATCTTGGATTATTGTTGGCATACCAGTTTGAATAAGCTCCAAACCAAGTGCCTGATACTTCACCAACTCTTCTGGTAGATTAAGACCAAATGGAATAATTGGGAAAGCATCAAATTGCTTTATGTTGTTCTTTTCTATCAACTCAATGGTAGTTACTACCTTGACAATGTTTGCTACCTGTTGCGCTTTAGTTGTAGCCCCTGCAGTGGTCGTCGTCTTTACACTGGCCGTTGGGGCAGGTGTCGATGTGGCAGGGCTTGCTGGTGCAGGGGCACTTGAACCAGCCGTGCTCGTTGGGGACGCATCCGCACTGGAGCCCGCTGGCGTCGTATCCTGTGTCGAAACACTCGCGACACTTGACGTTGGTGATGCAATAGCAGTACTGGTCGCTGCTGCCGCAGGTGAAGATACCACACTTGTCGGGTTCAGAGGGCTTACCGGGCTTGCTGGGCTTGACACGTTTGTTGGGTTTGTCACACTCTTGACGCACGTGTTTGAAGTGGTTACCCACACACCAGACCATATAGGCGAGCCATAGGGGTTTGGGCACGTTGAGGTTTGTGACTGTGTTATAGCACCTGTGTAGCCAGTTTGGCAACTTAGGGTCTGTGTTTGTGTGCTTACTTGACATGTTGGTGGATCCTGTCTACAAGTATTGCTGGTTGTTGTCCAATATCCCGGAACTCCAGCTGTTACAGTTCTAGATTGTGTTATAGTGCCACTGTAGTGAAGTGGGCAGCTTAACGTCTGTGTTTCAGTTGTTACAATCGCTGTACATGTATTGCTTGTGGTATTCCATGGTCCTGGGACACCATTTGTAATTGTTCTGGTCTGCGTTATGGATCCAGAATATCCTGATGAACAGCTTAAAAACTGTGTCTCAATGTTAATTACTGGAGCTGGCGCTGTGTACGCAGAACAGTAATTCTGTTGCCATGCTGTGCTATACGCCCCCGGTTGACACGCCCAACAATCCGGGTTTGCTGTACACACCTGTGAGCCAGTAAACGAGCCAGTGCCTGCGTGTGTTGAGTTAGGTAGGCAGTAACAGTAGTTAGACTGTGCGTTACTCTGGCTTGACAGCGTCAGTAGAAGCAGAAGATAAAGGAGGTACTTTGCCATAGAGCTTCTCAAATTTCTTAGGGTGTGATTTAATCCACTGGT